CAATATTCTTGATTTATATGAGTAGAGAATAAAGAGATTTAAAATAAAAAATATGAAAATAATTTTTCAAAAATCGAGATACCATAGATTTGCTTTGTTCTACGAATATTCACAAGACAAAGTAGATTTTTGTCGTCAACTAAAAGATACTTTTGGCTGGGAAAGATTTTCTTTTTCAGTTGAGGGAGAGTTGAAGTTCTGGGCTTTTTCTGATTCTATATTGATCCCCGTCCTGGCTGAAAAATTCCCAGAAATTGAAATTTCACATGAAGTAAGGTCTATTGTTGAGCAAGAACAGATTTGGTTAAACAATATAAAAAAGAAAAAAGATGATGTTTCGATAATAAAATCAAAAGAAAAAACAGATTTCAATATAAAAGGATTGAAAGGTAAATTGTATGAATACCAAAAAATTGGAGTAGAGTTTTTAGTCGCCTCTGGTGGTAGGGCTATTATAGCGGATTCCCCCGGATGTGGCAAATCTGCACAAGCGATAGCTTATGCTAAACACACGAAATTTAAGAGAGTATTAATTGTTTCACCTGCTTCGGTAAAATTCGCATGGAAAAGTGAGATTGAAAAATGGACAAATATGTCTAGTGTTATTATTGACAGTAACACAGATATATCTAAAATTGATCCAGATATAAATTTTTGGATAATAAATTATGACTTATTAAAAAAACATTTTAAACAGCTGTCAAAAACACGTTTTTGCTCAGTTTTTGGGGACGAATGCCAATATATCAAATCAACCTCAACATTGAGGACAAAGGCATTTAGAGCACTGTCGAGGGACATAAAGTCTGTGGTTTTGCTTTCAGGAACACCATTGTTATCTAGGCCCGCAGAGCTGTTCTCCTTGTTAAATATAATAGATCCAAAAACATGGAGTGATTGGTATGGTTACGCACGCAGATTCTGTGCGATGAAACAAACAAGATGGGGACTTGATACGTCTGGCGCGTCAAATATTGGAGAGTTACATGAAAAAATAAAACGTTATTTTATCCGAAGAGATAAATCTCAAGTCTTAAAAGAGTTGCCACCGAAAAACTTTATCGACATACCTGTGAAACTAGATAGGAGCATAGAAAAGGAATACAGAGAAGTAGCGGAAGACCTGGCTAAGTATTTAAGAGACAATATGGGAATGAAAAAAGCGGATGTTTCTAAGTCTATGTCAGCGGAAAAACTTGTGCAACTAAACTTATTAAGAAAGTTGTGTGCACAAGGAAAAATAAACGTAGCAAAGGAGTTGGCCACGAGCATAACGGATTCTGGTGAAAAGGTTCTGATCTTCTCATCATTTATTGAGCCACTGAAGACTCTAAAGGAGTTTTTTAAAGAAGAGGCTGTTATGATTTCTGGAGAAACTCCAGTGCAAGAAAGAGGAGAAATAGTAAAAGGAGGAAAGAGAAAAGAAGCATTTCAAACTAATAAAAATATAAAAATTTTTTTAGGAGGATATAAATCCGCCGGGACAGGAATAACTCTAACTGCGGCTCAAAATTTCATTGGGATAGACTACCCATGGAACCCAGCTGATTTACAACAAAGTCATGATAGGCTACATCGCCCGAGTCAAACAGCAAGTAATGTGAACATATACCAATTGGTGACCATAGATACTATAGATGAGGATATGAAAGGTATTTTAGATACAAAACAAGGCATATTCGACCAAGTTATAGAGGGCAAAAAAAACAAAAACTCTGAAACAGCAATGGATTCAGCGTTAAATAGAGTTCTAAAAAATTATTAAAATATAATCATATGAAAATAAACGTCAGACAAAAAAAAGAGAACAAAAATGAAGATGAAAGAATTATTTGTAAGGTGTGCGGAAAAAAATTCAAGCACCTAGGAAGCCATCTCTGGCACGGTCACAAGATCTTGGCAAAAGACTACAAAGAAGCATACGGACTCCCGCATAATTTTGCGCTGATTAGTCTCTCGGTTCACACAAAGAAATCAGAAAGATTTAACGAACACAGGGAAGAATATTTAAAAAACTTTGAAAAAGGTGGTATAAAACACAGATTCGTCAAGGGTCAAAAAGGGGCGAAGAATGTGTACCGGAGTCAAATGGCTATAAAAATGCAACTAGAAAATATAAAAAAAATGAACAACAAAGGTTGGCGCAATTGCCCTGTTTGTAATATTCAATATAAACACCTGGAATCACACTTATATAATAAGCACAAATTGATAACAGTGGAAAAATAGGGGGAATAGTGGTTGTTAAGTGATTTTTAATGTGGTACTTGACACAAAGTAGAATATTTGATAAACTATATGTGCAATTAAGAAATACTGATTGAAAGCGGTTATAGTACTAACAAAGAATATTATAAGGCGATTAAGTATCTATTGTCTTGTCATTCTTTCTTTGTGGAAGGACTTTCAAGGCAAGATAATAGATACTTAGTTGCTTTTTTTAGTTAAAAATGCGCTAAATTGGGTAAAACGCAGGGATGTCCCCTAAGTTGCGCTATATAGTTGAAAGAGTAATGGGGACCCATTAGATGGTCCACTCCTCAAATCTCGCAAAGCATCGTTGGGGCGAAAACAGGCGATGTTACTAAAACAAGAGTTAATATCAAATAACATATATCGGCGGTCGTGTTATTGCTTACAAATGATATTAATACACAACCATTCCCCACCACAAAATTTTCGAAAGCTTGATACCTAACTCTCAATCCAGCAAGAAAAGCTCAAAACCGCGAGAAAACTCCATTATTTTAGTAATTAACTGTAATTTTAAAATTTCAGGGCTTTTCTATCGCTTAAATTTCCTTCTCTTCTCCAGCAAGAAAAGGAAGCAGGAAGCAGGAAGCAGGAATCAGGAAGCAGGAATCAGGAAGCAGGAAGCAGGAAGCTATTTTTCGTGATTTTTAAAATTATAGCAACGAACCAACACCGAAAAAGGGATTATGCTACACTTCTTAGGTAATTATTTTTTGATTAATATATGTGCAGCAAGGAAGATGTAAAAAAATTATTAGATGAAAGAGACTTAATCCGGGATAAAAACATAGAGGAAAGAGAGGAATGCAGGAATAAGGCTTTGGATGACAGATTTTTTGATTTAAAAGAAATGTTGTTTTTACATACAGAAAGTATTTTAGCACATTGTACCACTTCCCCCCCGACTAAAATTGAATTGGATAAAATTATCGAAAAACTAGAAAGCCTTTCATCAATAAAGGCTGATAAAAAAAAACTCAATAACGTAGAAAAATTTATTTTTTGGTCTTTTGGATCAACTTTTTTTGTTTTAGTGGGCATTATTTTTGTTATATCTTATTTACTATTAAAAACTATAAATTATTAAAAATGAATTTTTTTCAATCCCTGTCACAAGTAAAAAAAATATTAAACATATTCACATCTTTTTCGTTGTGGGTTAGTAAGAATATAATAGCTACCATGCTGGGCTTTGTTACAATAACCTTGTTAATAACGATAACTCTTGGAGCTGTTTTTTTATATTATAAAATAGCGACACCACTACAAGAATTATCTCAAAAAGAGTCAGTAATAATCACGTCGGAAGAGGCAATGGGTAAAAAATTAAACGAATCTATAGATAAGAATAAGATAATTGATTCGACATTAAAAGCTTTATTGATAAATCAAGGAGCCGATCGTGCATATTTATTTAGGTTTCATGATGGAATTGTTGGTATAAATGGTGATCATTTTTTTTATATGTCCAACACCAATGAGGTCGTTTCTTTGGGTACAAGTTCAGAAATGGAGAATCTGCAAAGACAACCCTTATCAATGATAAATGATTGGACAGTTTCTTTTGATAAAAAAGAATGTATCACAGTGGATGTGGATTCTCTACCGGACACAGAATCAAAAAAGAATGTGTTAGAAAGACAAGGAATAAAAAAACTAGGAGTATGCCCAATTTTTTCAAAGGATTTTTTAGTGGGGTTTATTGGAGTTGATTTTACTAACTCTCCTGATAAAAAATTTAGTATAGACAGATTGGGTGACTGTTCTGAGCAAATTGGGATAATTATTTCAACACATTAGGGACTTGACAAATAGAAAATAAACTGCTAAGTTTGATATAGATAATAAGAAAAAAAATATGAATAAATCAAGTTTAAATATTTTAATAGCTAATACCCGACACGCCTCTTTCTGATGCGAAACTGTCGGGTTTTTTTATATGCGAA